TCTTCTCCTTAGACTAACCTATAGGCTTCGTAGGATAAAGCCAGCTGGGACAATCAGCGGCAAGAGGTATTATGCTATCCTTAAAGACAAGTTAGAGGAGCTAGGCTGTGAAGCACCAATCTTTATCCCTGATGGAGATATGAAGGTGTATAGTAAGGAGGATGTTAGGAAGTATCTCAAACTGGATGTTGTCAGCGAGATGGTCTATAGTAAGAAGCATGACTGTGATGACTTCGCCGCTAAGCTATTCGGCAAGTTTGCTGGTCTAGTCTGGACATTCGTTCATGCTCTTAACTTCTTCATAGATATAGATGATATATTCTGGTTCATAGAGCCACAAACTGACAAGACATCACAAAAGCTTGATAAGTGGCAGGGCAGTAAGATAAGGTTTTTCTTAGGGAGGTAAACTATGGGAGGAAAAACAAGACTCGTAATGCGGGCTGACTTAAGGACAGAGCTGAAGGACAGTGGAGCTCTCTGGTCAGACCCCGAACTGAATAGGGTTATAGAGAAAGCTGTGGCTGACCTAAGCCGCTTCTTACCTAAGCAACGAGCTTATGAGGAAAGCCTACAGTTTACTGTAACGGCAGAGGCTTTTACAGCTCCAAAGGACACTGATGCTGACTACATAGTAGACAACCAAACACTTAACGGAGTGTCAGCTGGAGGTATCTTTACCCTCACAGGTACTCAACCTGATGTCCCTAGAGTTCTGACCTTACTAATAACTGACGCTAACACTAGCATCACTAACTTCACTATCATCATCAAAGGTATAGATGAGGAAGATGATGCTATAGAGGAAGCATTCCACTTTGCTGACGGTCTAAGCCAGACTGGAAAGAAGCTGTTCAAACGAGTTAATGAGGTAGAGCTAGACCAGATTGCTGGGACTACGGCTGCAGCTGATGTTCTTGATATAGGTATCGGGGCATACACTGACTGTTGGGTGCAGTTAGCCAACAAGCCTATCAAGTGGGGTAGTGAGACAAGTGTAACTGACTCGGCTAGTAATGCTCTGACTCGTAATACTGACTTCTACATAGACTACATCAACGGAAGGGTTAAGCCTATCAGTGGAGGTAAGATAGCAGCTGCAGAGGCCTGCACTATCACCTATATTAAGAGCCAATTAGCTATAGACATTAGCAGCTTGCCTGACCTTATCCGAGTGGACAGGACAGAATATCCTGTGGGTGATATACCTCAGACTTTCGTAGAAGCAGACATCTATGGTAAGCTACTCTTTATCGCTAGCTTAGGACCTACAGAAGACCAGGGGAGTATGCGGGAAGACAAACATATCCGAGTCTACTATGATGCTGAGCATAGTCCGCCAACTGATTACGCTCCTGGCTCTATTCCAGAGTTTCTGGAGAATACTGTTATCCTAGCAGCTAGCGCTTATGCTCTATTCCAATACGCCCTAAAGATGGAGCATCAGGCAGTTACAGATTTAGCTTCTGCTAGAACAGAGTTTGGGTTGACAACAGCTATCCATACACTAGCTGATGCTGCTCTAGATAAGATAGCAACCCATACTACAGAAGCAGGAACAGCTCTCACTAGCGCTAAGAAGTATTTAGACAACAATACTAATGAGGATGCTGCTGGTTGGCTCACCAAAATTACTACCGACATAGCAGATCTTAGGACAGCCGTTAAGACAGCGATAGACGCAGCTAATACCTACTTGGATGAGGTTGATACTACTGACCTTGGTGCAGCTACACCTGACAGTGCTGAGGAGGTGCTTAAGAAGTATGAGGACAAGGTAAACACTGTCAATCTAGGTAAGGAAGTAGCTGAGCTTGGTGTTAAATACTCTGAGGCCTGGCAGGGTATAGCTACAGCTAGAACCAATGCAGCTATAGGATACATTCAGGAGGCAACTACTAGACTTAACAATCTCCAGAGCTATATTCAGCAGGCAGGAGGCTGGAAGGCAGTAGCAGAAGGCTTCCTCGCTGAAGCTGCAAGGCGTGTTAATATGAGTGAGTCCTTCATAGCTGAAGCTAGCCAAAGGATATTTGAGATGGACAGATACCTGACAGAGGCAGCTGGGTATCTTGAAGCGGCTGAGCTAGACGTTGCTACTGCTGATAGGTTCAGGGCGGAGGCAATAGAGCGTAGGAATGAAGCTTGGGCTATATGGAGAGATAGGAAACAGTATATCGGTGATTATGCTCAGGCTTCCTTAAGACAGCCTCCACAGTATGACTAGCTAGTCAGGAGACGCCTGGCTAGGCACCTCCTTTTGTTAAGGGAGGTAGGTAGGATTAGTTGCCATCTTGCTTACCTCCCTTGTGTTTTAACACTATAGGCTTCCAATCCTTACATTTCCTAGCAGCCTTAACAATATACACAGGGAAGATAATTCCACATCTACACTCAAATACATTCTTATCATAGGCAGGCCAGTGAACAGGACAATCAATAAACTTATGTAGCAGGTTGCCCAGCTCCATCACTTCCTGCAGCTGGTCTGAACCTTGCTGAAAGTATCCTCGGCTA